AAGTCGTAGCAGTCCTACGGCCGGAGGATGGCGACCATCAGGAGCCCGGCAAGGTTCTGCGGCAGCTGCCACAGCCAAAGGGCCAGAAAAACGGCCCGTTTTTTCAGCCCTTTCATCGTCATTTTATCGTGAGCATGATTTTCTCGCCCCGGTCGGCGGCTTCCTTCATCCGCTTGTACAGGGTCTCAAAGCAGGCCTTGCTGTCGGTAAGCCGCCCGACCTTCGTGTTCCGCCCTACGAGGATGCAGCCGCGGGTGTCCAGGGCCGTGTTGCCCGGGTGGATGAGGATCCCGTCGAAGCCTGGCACGGCCAGAAGCCTCGGCATCTTACCCCGGCAGAGCTGCCAGTACCACGCGACGCCCGCGTACTTTGGCGAGGTCGTGTCCATCGACACCCGGTAGGTCCCCTTCGGGATGGCCGTCTCCCCGGCTACCTTCCGCGAGGCGATGTACGTCGCCGCGTCCGTCTGCTTCAGCCCGCGGTCCGTGTCCTCCAGCGTGTTGCAGTAGTACAGGCCGTCGACCAGCAGGCGGCCGACGGTGTAGGTGGGCTTGGGCCACCGCCGCTCGACGGTGATCAGCATGGCGCCCCCTCCTTTTTCGCGAAGGTCCCGTCCGCGTTCCGGAGCTGGCTCCTGGCGCAGGCCCCCCGGCGGCTCGGGATGCTGTCCGGGCACACCTCCCGAAGGGCTCGCCGCAGCTGGCGGTTCTCGTTCTCCAGCTCCTCGATCCGCTGATCCTGCTTGTCCTTCTCCGCCTCCAGCTTCTCGACCTTCTCCTGGAGCTTGTTCACCTGGTCGGTGAGGCCCTCGATGATCGGGTTGTATGCCTTTTCCATCATCTTTTCGATGTTCTCAATCTGGTCCGCCTTGACCTCCGTCTCGGCCTTGGCCGCGCCTGCCTGCTCCTGCCTCACCCTGGCGCGGATGGTGAGGATGCGGGTGATCCAGGACGCCGCGACGGCGGCCCCCAGCAACTCGGCAATACGTAAGATTGTCTCCATGTGGTTAATTGTTTTTGATGGGGGCCCGGAGGCCCCCGGTGTTACTCGTCAACTACTCGTCAACAGGCGGCAGGTCCTCCGTCTCCGGGTGCTCCGCCTCCCACTGCGCCTTCTGGCTGTTCGTCCACTCTTCGATGTCGTTTTCGGTGAGTGTGCAGGCCAGGGTCATCCTTTTCCAAAAGCCCCGCTTGTAGCCTTCCGCGACCGTTTTCTGGGTGAGCCATTTGCCCTTTTTTGCAATCAGTTCCATATCTTTATGCGCTTGCTATTGTGATGTTTTTCGCGGATGCGTAGGCGAGGATGCCCGTGTACGTGTTGCCCTGGTACGTGTACTCCGTTGTGTCCGCCTGGCAGCGGGCGTAGGCCGTGGCGTGGAGGGTGATTGTGATGGCGGTTGTGTTAACGGCATTGTCAACCATAAACACGACGCAATCAAGAAGCAGTCTCGAGGAATCCGGAAGGTCGATGTTCTTTGTCTTGGTCTTAATATGGACATACTCCAGCGAATAGCATCCGACGAAATCCGTGCTCATCGTGGGGTTATCGATATCTAAACGGATAATGTCCTCGATCCTCTTTAGGTAGCGCGAATTCTTGAACACGCCGCCTGCTGTGTTCATCCTAAACCCGTTTACAGCGGTGCTTACTACTTTGATGACTTCAAAAATCGTGGTGTTGAATGCGTTACCCATCTTCATCGTTGCGCCACCTTGCGCAGCATTTGCACCTCCGAGATTTGTGAGCGAAGTTCGTCCAGAGTTTCCAGCTCCTAAGAAAAAGCTGGTAATGTCCTGCTGGTTGATTGGCCTCTTGTAAATAGCAAGCATTTCCTCTTACGAATTGTCCGTCAGGCCGTTGAGCTCAAAGTATCCGGTTTCCGAGTTAAACACGGCGCCCGCGTTAACAAACAGGTCGATACTCGCCTGCGGAATAAGTCCGTACACAAGATTTGACATCGTGTAGTCATATCCCGTTGCATCGCTCCCCGTCCAGGTCTGCGTCTGGCGGATGACTCCCCGCTTGTAAAGGCCCTCGATGGCCTCGTCCACCCGGTCGTGGTCGGCCTCGGCCTGGGTATGGTCCGCTACAGCCGTGGCGTGGTCGCTCTCCGCCTGCACGTGGTCAGCATCCGCGAACTCGTGGTCTTCTTCTGCGATACTGTGGTCTTCTTCTGCGATACTGTGGTCCATCGACGCGATGACCGTGTCGTCGTACGCATTTTCGTGGTCGCTATCCGCCCTGGTGTGGTCGCTATCCGCCCGGACGTGGTCGCTATTCGCCCGTACAGAGTCCTGCGCTGCCAGGGCGTGGTCCTGTGCAGCCGTCGTGTTGTCTCTTTCGGCCTGGACGTGATCCGCGAACGCAGTGTTCGAATCGCCCTCCGCCCTTTGGTGGTCCTCCGCGGCCGTCGTGCTGTCGGCCAGCGCGGTGTTGTGGTCGTCCTGCGCCCTCCGGTGGTCGGCCTCCGCCGCCTCCGCCGCTGCCTCGGCCCGCTCCGCCGCCGCGATGGCTGCGCGGATGACCTCGTCGAGGATGGAGCTGGAGACGTCCTCCACCTCGATCTCCACGTCGATGTCCGGGTCGTCGATGGTGACGGGCTCGCCCTCCTGGTCGTCGGTCCAGCGCACGAACGAGAAGACGGGCTTGTCGTAGGTCTTCGTCCGGCCGTCGTACTTGGCCTGGACGATCAGCCGGTTGACGCCCAGGTACTGCGGCTTGCTGGCCGCGTAGGTGCAGACGAGGCGCGTGTCGTCCGTCTCGCTGATGGACACGTCGCAGCGGCCCGCGATGGCCTTCTGCGCGTCCGAGTAGAGCCAGGCCTTGATGTCGGTCAGGTCCGACCACGCGATGTGCACGCCGCCGTCCGACAGCCGCGTCCTCATCGTCACGTCCGCACTCGTGCGGAAATTCGGGAGGGTAATTGTACTCATGGTTCGTTAGTCGTTGTATTTGATGTCTTCGCTGTATTCCGGTGGTGTCCCGTCCCACAGCGTCGTAAAATCCGTGTATTCGCGCAGCACGGCACCCGTCATGATGCCGCTGAAAAGGTCCATCGCACCGCCCTGCAACAGGTACGTCGTCCCCCTGTACGTGCATAGCTTGTCAAACGCGTAACGGCCCTTGTTGACCGGGGCGCAGCTGCCAGACAGGACCCGGGCCGCGCCGAAGTAGTAGCACAGGATCTGCTGGTGGATGAGCACCGGCAGGGGGACCGTGTTGCCGTAGTCCGTGAACCTTACCTGGTAGGGGAACTGTCCCGGAGGGTAGTTGATTACGGGGTAGTAGAAAAGCGCCTTCTTATAATTTCCCGGAAGGTTCCAGCCGGCGTCTACGGAAAGGGCGCCGAATATCGGCCTCCGCTCTATTTTCACGTTGTACGCCGTGTTGTTTATCGTCGTGACCTTGTCGCTCTTGATCTGGGTCCCTCGCGATTCAATCGTGATGGACCTGAAACGGGCATATACTCCAACCGCGTCCGGGACGAACTGAAAGATTTTATATTGCATGTCCCAGATCGTCAGCGTAAGAAAGCCGTCTACGTCGAGATCGGTGATGCCCGGAAGGCTGAAAACCAGCTCACGGGTGTACTGTTTGCGGTATTCGAAAGTCTTGGTGATGGTTATTGGGTATCCCGAGGTATTCTCAACCCAGAACTCCCCGTCCCAAGAACGTGACTCGGCGCTTGTGTTCCCGGTCGAGTACGTGAGCGAGTATGTTATTGATGCCAGCGAAAAAACCGGCTTTGTGAATTTCCCGCCAATTAACGTCAGGGGATCCGCCAGTCTTACACGCAGGACCATAGCCGTGTCGTGTACCCTAATGTTAAAATAACAGCGCGGTGCCGGATCCTGGCCCGATTCGCCTGTTACATAATAGTTCGCCGGGAACATCGGGTATTTATTCCAGGAATCCCCTTCCTGTTTAAGAAGGGAGCTGCTGGCCGGGAATCTTGCCGGGTTGATGGAATCGCTGTACTGCGAGAAGGCGCAGCCTGACTGCGTGAGCTTGTTATACGGACATATCCGCACTCCGTAATTAATTGTATCACCGCCGGGTATATACCCGTCTACTTTCGCCTTGTAGGTCGGTGATGTCGAAGCGAATTCTATCCCGGTCCGAATATCTCTTTCGGTGTTCGGTTCGAACCCATATTCGACGTCCTCCTCGATCTGCTTCACGGCCGGGTCCAGCTCCAGCGTCCCGCCGTAGAATTCCAGCGCCTGGGTTTCCGTCGGCGAGTTGTAATGTCCCATCTTCGGGAGGTTCCGGAGGCTGCACGCTACGACGGTATTATTCCCGACGTACCGGAGGGCGAATCCGACGGCCTCCAGGCTACTCTCCAGCGCCTCGTACCAATCCATACCCTCGAACAGGGACGCATTTATGAGCGCATACGTCAGGTAGTACCCGGCGTCGCTTTCCGGGACCTCTGCGCTGTATTGCCCGGTACCCTCGGCGTCCCAGTAAAAGGCCATCGGCAGGTCGATGATCTGCATCGCCCTGTACCAAAGCCAGCGGAGCTCTATCAGCCCGTTCTCGTCTGGCGTGACGGATCCGTCCGCCACGAACGGGAAGTCCTTCAGGTGACCGATATTGTCCCGGGCCGTGATGGTGATCGTCCCCCGGTAGTCAAGATCCTCCTGCCAGCTGTCCGGGGTGATGTACCCGGACCAGATGTCCGTCGCCGTCGGTGCCCCGGTCAGCTCCGACAGGACGACCTTGTACAGCGTCGCGTCCGGCGTGAAGAACTCCTGCCAGTCGCCGTGCTTCACCGTCTCCGTGTCCGGTTCGTCCCAGGAGTCAACCATCGACACACGGAGCTGCGTCTTCACGATCGGGTCGATGATGCGCCCCTGCGCCCCCTGGATCTCCAGGATGCACCCGCACAGGTCGCCCATGGTCTTCCACCCGCCCGTGTAGTCGCGCTGGTAGATGCTCACGCGGTATTCGTGGCCCCTCGTATTGCGGAAGTCCGCCCGGTATTTCAGCCCGTATGCCATAACGCTCTCTCTCTATCGGTTCCAGTTGCTCTGCGTCTTCTGGCCGGACAGGAGGATGTCCGACCCGGACAGGCGCCCGGTCACGTACACGGTCATTTCCGTCTGGAGCGTCTGCGTCTGCGCCGCCGAGGATGCGCCGGCTCCCGAAACGGATGTCGTCGACGATGCCCCCGACCGGGCCAGCGCCGTGAGGCCGCTCTTGGCCGCCGCGCCGATGGCGATAAGCGCAGTTCCCGCAGCTATTGCCGCCAAGCCGTTAAGGCTCTCGAGGGCCTTCTTGCATGCTTCCACGCCCACGCCCTGGGCGATAAGTATCTCGCCCTCCTTGATCGCCATGTCCGCCAGCGGCGTGAGGAGCGCCTGTACCACCTTCCCGGGGTTGATCTCCTCCAGCCCCGCGAACTGGTCGGCCAGCTCCTGGACGGCATCCGACAGGCCGCCGATGGCCGCGTCCCGGAGGTCCGACAGCAGGTCCTGCATCCGCTCAAGGTCGGCCTTGTATTTCTTGTAGTATTCGTCCCATTCCTTCATGTCCGGGGGGACGATCTCGACGGGCTCGAACTTGATCGAGCGGTTTTCCTTCTCCAGATCGCTGTCGAATTTATCCAGGTATTTGTCCAGCTGCCTCTCGGTTTCCTGGTCAAGGCTCGCGAAGGCCCTAATCAGCGCATCGTCAAGGCTCTCCTTTGTCTTCCCGCTTCCGCCGGATACGATGCTGTTCCCGAGCGTCTGGACACGCTTCGTCTCATCGTTGAAGGCGCCGGCGGCCCGGCGCTCCGCAAGTATGGCGTCGACGAGCACCTTTGCCTGCTCGTCGTTCGTGCTCTGGTAGTAGTTGGCGATCTTGGCGAGTGTCGCCGCGTTCGACCCCGTCCGCTCCTTCAGGCCCTCTATGAGCTTACGCTGCGTCTCGTTTTCGAAGCGATAACCGGCCTTCCTGTAGTCGTCCAGCGCCTGGACGAGCTGCGCGTCCGGTGCGACGTTCGTTAGGAAAGTCTGCAGGGCCTCGCGGTTGCGTCCCGTCTCGCGGATGCCCGCCGCCGTCAGGTAGGTGTTCTGCGCCTGGATGCTGTACTTCTTCCGGTACGCGGCCTCCTGTTCGTAGATGGGCTTAATCTTGTTCAGGTATTCCTGCTGCGCCGCGAGGCGTTCCTTCTGGGATAGCTTCTGGTTCTGCATCCTCACGCGAAGGACCGCGAGCTCGTCCTTCATCGCAGCCTTCTGCAACTCGATGCTGTTCATCACCTCGAACTCCGAGTCCTTCATCGCCGCCAGCTGGCGGGCCTCCCTGAAGCTGTCGGCCATGCGCTTCCCGATGTTCGAGAAGTCCGTCGAATTGATTGCAGCGACGAAGGTCCCCCAGGCGCCCTTCATCCCGGCCATCGTCTGGTCCCACATGTCTCCGAGCCTCTGGCTGGTGTGCGCGAACTTGTCGGCCATAGCGACGGCCCCGGCCGCAATCGCCGCCCAGGCCGCCAGGGCCCCGACCTTCAGGCCACCGATTTTCCCGAGCAGGCCGCCGGACCCGGAGACCTGATTCCCGGCCTCCTTCATCCCCTTGTCGAACTCGTCCTTTTTCAGTCCGAGCTTAACCCATAAATCGCCTATCTTCATAGCTTTCCGAAAACTTCATTGAAAATCCTGTCCAGTTCCGCCTGTTCCTCGTCGGTCACGTGGCAGCTCTCCCTCATGCTGTTCACCTCCTCCGCTGTCATTTCCTCCCAGGGGAAACGGACGTACTCTCTCGGGCTTTGCGCCCTGGGCGCCTTGATGTAGGGATTCATCGCGTAGAGGTGGAAGCACACCCAACGGGCCAACTCCATCCGCTCCCTCATCGCCTCGTTATGCCCGTCCGCCAGCAGCCTGTACTCCCGGAAGGACGTAAGCCCGGCCTCCCGCTCCGTCTTCCCGCAGCGCCCTACGAGGAACGCTTCGATCGGTGCGTAATCCGGTAAATCCAGGACTGCTTTTTTTTTACGTCCTCCTCTCCCGCGCCCTTTGCCGCCTCTTTTTCGTCCTGGCGGCGTTTCTCCTCCTCGGCGAGCAGTTGCCCCGTCGTCTTCCCGGTAAGCGCAGAAACGGCGAATTTGACGCCCTCCGCGAAGCCCTTCGGGTCGGCCTGCATCCATCCGTGGAAATCCCCGCGCCGGTGGGGGAAGTCCTCCGCCGTCCCGTGCCCGTCCAGCTCCCAGGCGTTCAGCGCCGCAAAGTACATGATGTCCGCGTAGCGCTCCATCACCGACATCATGCCCTCCTCCCCGTCCGGCCTTTCCAGCGGCTTCACCGTCCCCTGGTATATAGACAAGCGGGGGGTGAAAAGCAGTTCCACCCTCACCCCCTCGCTGATCTCTACCGTCTTCCGTACCGGGACCATATCAGGCGCCCAGGTTCGGATAGTGCGTGAGCGCACCGTCCACGGTTAGGGAAATAGACCGGCTGCTGACGGCTCCGAAGTCGTTCGTGTCGCCGATCGCCGTGACGACCGCCTCGCCGACCTCGCCGTCCGTCGGCGTCGGGCTCTGGCCCGTGCCCAGCTGGCCGACGAAGAACTTGACCTTCTGGCCGTTGTACAGGCCCTTCAGGACCTCCTGCTGTGCGCTGTCTCCATTGTCCGCGAAGACGGTGGCCTCGATGGTCGCGCCCTTCTTCCCGCCGATGAACTGCGCCCAGTCGGTGCTCTTGTCGGAGACCTCGATGGCTTCCTGGGTCCGGTTCACGCTGTTGCTCTGCTCGCCGGTCAGCCAGGTGTAGGTCGTCGCGGTCCCGATCTTCAAGTAAAACTTGTTCTTGTTTCCGAGAATTGCTGCCATAGTTCGTTGGTGTATTATTGGTTTGGTTACTTATTCCTGTTCTGCTTGCTCGTCCTCTCCGGGTTCCGCTTCCGGGTCTGGTAGTGGTTCCGGGCCGGGGTCCGGTTCCGGTTCCGGGTCAGGCTCCGGCTCTCCGCCGGGGTCGGGCTCCTCTCCGCCGGGATCCTCCTCGTCCTGCGTCTTCACCCGCTCCACCCAGGCCGTGAAGCCCTGGAGAAGGCGGTAGATGATCTTCGCCGTGTCGGCCGTCTCCGTCAGGTCCTGCAGCTGGTCCGGGAGGACGCCCAGGCAGCGCCAACCCTCCGGAAGGACAAGCTCCTCGGTCAGCCGATCGATGTTCGTTTCGTTCATCGCGACCGTCTCCGACAGGGAGGCGTTGCCGATGCTCTCCACCGTGAAGGAAAGCTGCCGCAGCTGCCCCTCCTTGTCCAGGCGTTCGCCCTCGGTGATGCCGTGAACCTCGACGCGAGGGTAGCCGGCCGTCCTGCCGACGCGGACGCCCGGGCGCTCCAGACGAGCGACTACGGCCGCGTAGAACGGACCGTAGGCGCTCTCGTGGTGCGCCGGCTCGCGGGCGAAAAGGCCGCTGAAAAGTCTGCTGATAAGTGACATGCTCCCTTACTTTGTTGCTCTCCGCACGGCATCCCGCACGGCGTTGACGATCTTGCTCTGGTTCTTCTTCACGGCCGGCCCGAAGAACGGGTGCGGCTGGGTCCCCCGCTGCGCTATCCGCTTCGCCATCGCCCAGCCCAGCGACAGGGCCTCCTTCCAGTCCTTCAGGTGGAACTTCTTGTACACCCAGGCCGCGATTTCGTCCGGCGGCGGCATCTTCCCGGCCCGGCGGCCGTACTCGACGAAAAGGGCGTAGCCGCTGTTCCGGTTTGTCGTGTCGAAGAAGCCGGCCGTGATGTCGTCCTTCTTCCGCTCCACGTGCCCGCTCTGCCGCAGGAGGCCCGTCACCACGGACGTGTTCTCCCGGAGGTTCGCCTTCGCGTCCGCGATGAGCTCCGACGCTCCGGCCTCAATCCCCGTCATAGCGGCCTCGACGACGTCCCTGTCGCACTTCGCAAGCGCTTTCAGGAACCGGTCCAGGCCCTCCAGCTCTATCGCCCCGCCGCCCGTCATACCATCCGCGGATTATCCACCTGGTACCAGCCGCTCACCCGCACGACACGCCCCCGGTTGTCAAGGACCTCCGGGAGCGGGAAGTGGATGGCATGGCCGCGCCAGTAGATGCCGTTGAACCGGACGCCGGGAATGCGGAACTCGATGTCCACGCCCACGACGTCCGCCTGCTGGAAGGTGAGCATCGTCTTCGTCGAGCTCATCTGCCGCACCTCCGCCCACACCTCCAGGACGACCTCCGGCTCCCCGATGGAGGCGTGGCCGAACTCGTCCGCCGTCGCCTCCGACCAGGTGAGCTGGATAAGGTCATTGTAGCGCCTCGCGCCTTTGGGTGTGCGCAGCATGGTGTGGTCCGGGTATTACAGGGTTTCAGACAGGATGCGATTCAGTACCCACGGATCCTCCCCGTCGTACAGGGCCGTCGCGTAGCGGAAGACCGTCGGCAAGAGCCGTTCACGGTCGCCCCCGTTCGGGGTGGTCTCGTAGGTGATGGCGACGTACCCGGTCCGCAGGAAGGTCTGGACCCGTGCGCCGGGCAGGGGATCGTACCGGACGAAGTCCCCGTCCGCGTCCACGCACTCCGTGACGTTTCCCCCTCCAACGTACAGCCGGACGATGCCGGAGGCGGGGACGGGTGCGGTCACGCGGTACTTACAGACGGAGAGGGCCGTGTCGGCGTACTCCTGCACCTTCAGCACGGCGGCCTTCAGCAGCGAAGCAAGCAGGGCGTCCCGGCTGTCGTCCGGGACGCTCGCGTACTGCTTGAACTGTTCCAGGTAGGACCTGCAGAAGCCGTCGTCAAAGGATATAAGCTCCAGCCGGGGCATCGGTTAGGACTGAGACGGGGTGCTGGACTGGGCGGCGGTTACCGCCTTCGTCTTGATGGCGCCGTCGGTGGTGTCAACGGTGCCGGCGATCTTGGCGACCGGGCCGTCGGTGTTGATCGCCGCGATGGCGGAAGCCACGCTGGCAACCCAGATGATGCCCTTCTTGTCCGGGGTCTTGACCTCGGTCTGGAGGCTCTTGCGGACGTACACGTCCCAGCCGTCGAGCTTGGCGTTGCGGACGATCTCCAGCTCGTAGGTCGGGCGCTCCTTCACCTTGACGGCGGAGCTGTCGATCAGGAGCATGGTGTCGGCGGTCATAGCGCCGGAGGGGACGATGGTGACGCCGTAGATGGTGCCGGTGGCCGGGGTGTAGATGTCGCGGCCGTTCAGGTCCTTCTCGCCGATGAGGCTGGCGTAGTCGGCCCACGGTACGAAGCAGTGGGTGAGGGAGTAGCCCTCCTTGCCGGCCTGGGCGATGGCATCACGGATGACGTCGGAGCGCTTCGCGTCGGTGTAGGTGCCGAGGCCGGAGAAGGCCGTCGCCTGGGAGACGAGGCCGTACACCTTCTTCTTGGTGGTGGCGCTGGTGTCCGCGCCCGCGCCGTTGAAGATCTCGGCGTCGGCGAACTCGCGGATCTTGACCTGCGCCTTGCCGCGAGCCCAGTCGTACAGGGCGGTGAAGAAGTCGGTCACCTCGCTGGAGAGCAGCAGGTGGGCGCCGAACTTCGCCATCTTGCGGGTCTTCTCCTCGGCCTTCGCCTCGGAGTCGGCCATGGCGGCGAGCTCGTCCACGTAGGCGGTCGCGTCGGTGTAGGTGCCTTCCACCCAGTTGATGAACAGGGCGTTGACGGTCTCCTTCGCCAGGGTGTCGTAGAAGGCGTTCCGCGGGGCCGGGGCGGCGGCGATGGTCGGGTCGAGGGCGGCGCCCCAGGCGATCCGGGTGATGTCGTCCACGACGGTCACGTCCGCGTCCTTCCGCTCGTCGAAGTCGAAGTCCATGCGGAAGGTGCCGGACTTCTTCTCCAGGAGGGCGTTGATTTCGTCGCGGTGCTCCTCGCAGGCGGACTTGAATGCGCCGAAGAAGGTCTCGCGAGCCTTCTCCTTGAACTTCTCCTGCAGTGCCT